ACGATTGTCGCAGTCGGGGCCAACGGCCGGGTATACCGCTCGACCAACAACGGCGCAACCTGGGCCAGTCTCTCAGCGCCTGCCGCTACGACCCTGAGCGCGGTTGCGGTGCTGAGCAGTCGTGACATCTGGGTTGGCGGGGCCAACGGCAACGTGTATCACACGATCAACAACGGCGCGACATGGGCAACCGCTGGGCTGCCCCGAACGGGCGGCACCGTGCAAGATATCATCTTTGCAACGCGCGAGGTCGTCTGGATCGCGTACGCACTGTCGAGCGTCGCATACCTGATCACCTCTTTGGATGGCGGCGGCAGCTGGGCTGATAACGCCGGCACCGTGCGGATCGGATCGTGGCCAGTCTTCGCGCGGGCGAATCGGCTCGCGTATCCGACTGCAAGCGACATCGGGATCGCGGCTAACTATCTGTGCGTTGCCGGGCTCGCCAGCAGCTTGACTGACGGCATTCTGATCAGCGGCGCGCCAACGATCCTGTAATCGCTGTACGGGCTTCCTGTGAGGCCCCAGGGGCATATATGACAGTTACGGAAGAGTTGATCAAAACCAACGGCAAGGCAACGCCGGCCCAGGCCCAGACGATTACGCTATCGTCTGGGATCACGATCGGGTTGCGGCGGCAGCCGGGCGATGTGATGGGCAAAGCCCAGGCGGCGGCTGAGAAGGATCTTGAAGATACGCGCCCGGCAGTGCCAACGCAGAGTATGGAAACGGAGCCGGGCGTGTTTCGCGATATCCCGAACGAACACAACCCAGCATATACAGCGGCCCTGGCTGAGTGGCGTAGTCAGGTGGCATCGAAAACCAGTCAGAAGCTGCTGTTGATCATGGAGCGGATCGGGCTGGTGTTCGAGGTCGATCAGGATCGGTTGACTGAGCTTCGCGAAACCTATGCACTGCTGGGGATCGAGCTGCCCGAGAACGATCGATCGGCGTATCTCGGGTATGTGATCGCGCCAACCAACGAAGATCAGTCGCGCCTGTTTATGGAGGTCTTCGGTCGAGGACTGCCCCAGGAAGCCCAGGTAGCGCTGCACAGGCGCATGTTTCCAGGCAACTTGGAGAGGGACGCCGCTTGATCGCTTCAAGTCGCGACGCGGGCCGCAGTCCTATGCATGGCTCTATAAGCTGCGGCGCGTCGCGAAATGGCGCGGGTTGCCCTGGGAATATTTTCGCGAGCTCGACACTGACGATCAGGCGGCGTACGTCGCTGAGTATGACATTGAAAACGGGTTTGAGTATCAAGAAGCGCTCGACCGGCTGCGCAAGCAGCGGCGCGCAAGCAGGCGATAAATGGCATTAGATGAAGCCGGCGTACAACTGATCGCTCAGGGCGTCAGCGCCTACATTAGCGATATCAATAAGGCTGATCAGTCGACGACTGGATTCTACAAAACGCTCGGATCGAGCGATAAGAGCGCGGGCGCGTTTCAAGAAGTGATTACCGGGGCTCTTCGGCACGTTGGTGCTGCGCTGATCGAGTTTGGTATACAGGGGGCCAAGGCGATCGGCGGGTTCGTCAAGGATTCGATCGGCCTGGCGGGCGAGTTCGAGTCGGGCATGCTCAACTTCCAGGCGGTTGCGGGCAAAGAGGTTGACGCCAGCGGGCTTGAAGAGTTTCGGGATCTGTTTCTCGACATTGGGAAGCGGCTGCCAGTCTCGACTAGCGATGTACAGGCGGCGGCGATCGAGATGGTCAAGGGCGGCATTGATCCGGCGATCATTGCTGCCGGGGGACTCGAGCGTAACATTCAGTTCGCGGCGGCGGCGATGGACGGCGATCTCGTCAAAGCTGCTGAGATATCATCGAAGGTGCTCGGGGGCTGGACAGACGCCAACGCCACAGCTGCCCAGAAAACCGACTTTCTGACGATGGCGACGGATCTCATGGCCAAGGCGGCCAACGCCAGCGCGACCGACGTTGAGGGCCTATCGCGCGGTATCTTTAACGCGCAAGGCATTGCGAAAACGGCCGGCGTCGGCTTCGGCGATCTAACGACAACCCTCGCGCTATTGGCCCCGCGATTCGCGTCGTCTTCCGAAGCGGGGAACAGTTTAAAGAACATGATCGCCCGGCTGCAGCCGACGACCGACCCAGCGCGCGACGCCATGGCCAGCCTGGGGCTGTTCACTGAAGAAACCGGATCAGCGTTCTATGATGCGGCTGGTAACTTTGTGGGGTTTGAGCAGGCCAGCGGTATGCTTCAAGAGAGCCTGAAGGGGCTGACGAAAGAACAGCAGGCGAGCCTGCTTCAGCAGATCTTCGGCAACGATGCCATGAGCGCGGCGGCAGCCTTGGCCGATGGCGGGGCGGCGGCGTATGCCAACATGGCCGAAGCCATGAACACGGCGAACGGCGTTGCAGAAACAGCAGCACTCAAACAACAGGGTTTTGAAACCTCATTAGATAATGCCAAAGGCTCGGTCGAGGCACTACAGATCACGATCGGATCGTTTCTGTTGCCAGTGCTGAGCGATCTGTTAGATAACTACATTGCACCGGTTGTCAATGCCGTAACCGATCTCGCGAGCACCTTTTTCGAAGCGGGCGGCATGTCGAGTGAGTTTGGCGAGGCGGCGGGGTATCTCGCGACCAAGATCGGGCTGCCGGGCGAGGCGATACAGGATCTTGTGTTCACAATTCAGGATCTGATCGGATATTTTCAGGCGGTGATCGAGGATGGCGATACCCTGAACGATTTTTTTGCCGATCTGCCGCCGTCGATTCAGCCCGTGGTTAAGATCATTGGTGATCTGATCGCGTTCTTTCAAGACACCAGTGCCGCCAGCGACGATCTTGGCTCTGCGCTTGACGATCTTAACGGCGTATGGACACTCGCACTGGGCGTGATCGAGGATGTCATGGGCGGCTACATGGCCATCGCTCAGGCCGTGCTACCGGTCATCCAGCAGTTCATCGCAGATCATGGCGAAGAGATAGAAACGTTTTTTCAGGCGACATGGGATGCCATTATTGATATTATCACTTTGGCACTGGAGCTGTATCAGTCGATTGTGCCGCCGATCCTCCACTTTATCGCCGACTTTATTAACGATCACGGCAGCGAGATTCAGAAGATACTGTCAGGCGCATGGGACATGATCACCTCGATCATAACGGGCGCGCTTGAAACCATCAAAGGCGTGTTGAAGCTGGCGCTTGATCTGATCCATGGCGACTGGGATGCGGCCTGGCAGGACTTACTGGACATCGGCAAAGCGCAGATCACCGCGATTCAGGGCGCGGTAACGGGCTTTCTCGACCTGATCGCGGGCATCTTTGACACGAGCCTGGCCGATATCCTTCAAACCTGGGCAGACAATTGGGAAATGTTGGTGAATATCGCCACTGAGACGGACTGGGGGCAGGTTGGTCAAGATATTGTAGACGGTATTATCGCGGGGCTTGCGGCGGCATGGTCGTCACTCGTCAGCTGGATTGTTGGGCAAATGGGGAGCTTGGTTGGAGATGCGATCGACGCGATCGACGGCGGCAGCCCAGCTATGAAGTTTGCCCCAGTCGGCATGTCGATCGTGCAAGGCATCATGCTGGGCCTCGAAAACGAATGGCCAAGCCTGACCGGCATGATTGGCAGTATCAGCGCTGATCTGATTGACGAGATGGAGGCGATCGGTGAAGAGATGAACAAAGCGATTGCGTCGGGCTTCGGCGCAACCGCGTCGATCGACCGGCAGATCATGAAAAACCTTGATCGGTTTGACGATGTGCTGCCGGGATTCTATACAAGGTATACAACGGAAGCGTTGAAGCAGGCCCAGGCAGAAGCTGAAGCGATGCTCGACCCAGCCGAAGGCGCGAAGTTTTTCAAGATGCGATCGGATCAGATCTTCGAGTATGCCGAGCTCCAAAAGAAGCTGAATGAGGCCACAACCGAAGAGGACAAAGAGCGGCTGAAGGCCCAGCAGATTCTGCTAATCAAGGCCCAGGAAGCTGAGCTGAATCAGTTCAATGCAACCAAGAACGCAAGCAACCCCATGACGGATATCGCCGATCGGATCAACGACGTGATGAAGGCGCTCGCGGGTATAAACCTCACCGACGATCAGATCAGGATCGTCGACATGCTTTCGGGCGTCTGGGCCAGCATGGTTAACCCAGTGCAAACGCCAAGCCCCATGGCACTGCCAAGAACAACAACAACAACGAATACAACGAATCTCAACATGCCGATCTATAGCAATAATTCGCCGGGAGCCTTGCAGTCGAGCATGGCCATCGCTGGGGCAGCGCTCTTATGACATACCAAACCCGCAACTACTACACGCTGCCGCCGATCGTCAACGGCTATCCGCTCGACGACCGGATCAGCGTGATCGTTCCGGTTGCCCGAACAAATCAGATCACGAATCCCAGCTTTGAAACGAATACCACATCATGGACAGCGATCGGCGGCAGTATCGCGCGCTCGACGACCCAGCAGTATCACGGTGCCTATAGCCTGGCCATCACGCCAACGGCAGCCACAACGGATGGGGCGCGCTTCGATACCGTGTCACTTGTCAGCGGCACCGCGTACGCTTACTCGATCAAGATTCTGGGGATCGCTGGGAAGAGCTATAAGCTCGCCCTTGAAACAACCGGAAGCGCCGAGCTCACAAGTAAAACGTTCGTGGCATCGGGCCGCTGGCAGTGGGTCTATGGCTATTATACGGAGTCGAGCTCGACGACGCGACGCCTAACCGTGCGCAAGGCGGGCGGCACAGAAACCAGCGTGTTTTATGTCGACGGGGCCCAGGTCGAGGCCATCGCGGCCGGCGAAACGGTGTCAACCTATCTCGACGGGGCTCAGCTGGGCTTAGTGCCGAATCAGAATCCGGTTGCCTATTACTGGACAGGCACGCCGCATGGCTCGTCGAGCGTCCGATCGGCGCTTACACGCGCGGGGGGCATGGTGATACCGTTTAAATCGTTTGGCTTCTTCCTGACGGCGCTGATCGGCCTGGGCCTCGCGCCGCCGCAGAACGTTGCAACCGAATACGCGCGGATCGACGGGGGCTACGACGATTATACGCGCAAGCCGACGCGGCAGTTTACGATAACCGGCAACTTTGAGTCGCGCGGCGAATACCTATCGCTCCGGCAGCAGCGCGGCGGCCTCAGTCGTTTACTGGATCGTGATCTGGTAGCGCAGGATCAGCGCCTGGTGTTGCTGCGTGATGTCGTGGATGAGTGTGGCGAGCTGAGCAGTACGACCTGCAGGCTGCTGGGCAAGTACCAGGGCGGGCTGGAGGGGCAAACGGATAACCATCTCGCCAGCGTCGCGCCGATCACGTTCACACAGTATCTGGGGATCGTGCTGAGCGATGGCGAGAGCGGCAGCGCGCTCACAGTGCAGCAGAATGTGAGTAACGCCAACTGGATCCAGTCCTACACGCCGCAAACCGGGCTTTGGTCGAGCGTCAGTAGTGGCACGGTCAACGGCGCAAGCGGCAGCGTATCGGCTATCGTCGTTGGGCCCGATGGGAAAGTGTACATCGGCGGTGTGTTTGCAACTGCGTCAGGCGTCGCAAACACCAGTCGAATCGCCTACTACGATCCGACTGACGGCCTATTTCATCCGCTCGGGACAGGCGCAGCCGGGGGTAATGTTTTGCGGCTGGCAATCGGATCGAATGGCACGCTGTATGCATCCGGCAGCTTTACCAGCATGGGCGGCGTCGCGAATACGAATAACATCGCGCAATGGAATGGATCGGTCTGGTCAGCGCTGGGCACTGGCGTCACTGCTGGATCGGGCGCGCTGGCGATGGCGGTTGATCAGACCAATAATCTGTACGTCGGCGGCACCTTCACGACCATGGGCGGCGTCGCGAATACGCTCAGGCTGGCCAAGTGGGATGGAAGCGTATGGACGCCGCTCGGCACGGGCGCAAACGACGTTGTACGGGCGATCACGATCGGGCCGGGCGGCATCGTGTATATGGGTGGCGACTTTACGACGGTCAACGGCACGGCGGCGATCCGCGTGGCCAGCTGGAATGGTAGCGCAGCGTCGGCGATGTCGAGCGGTGTTGACAACAGCGTTCGATCCATGGCAGTCGGCCCCAACGGCTTTGTGTATGCAGGCGGTGACTTTGTTGTTGCAGGCGGCGTAACCGCAACGCGGGTGGCGTATTGGAATGGCGTCGCATGGTTCCCGATGTCGTCTGGACTAGGTACATCGGTGCTGGTGTTGACGGTTGCGCCGGATGGCACGATCTATGAAGGCGGCGCGTCGTCGTCAGGATCAGTCACGTTTCGATCGCCTATGGCGCGATGGAATGGGGCAAACTGGGCGAGCGTTGATAATAACATGGTGGGAGCCTCGACGGTCGACGCGATTGCAATCGACCCGAGCGGCAAACTGTATGTTAGCTTCGGATCGTTTGGCACGGCGAATCAGGCTGGGCTCACGACGATCACGAATCCCGGCACCGCGCGATCCTATCCGACCGTCACGATCTACGGGCCGTCGAGCAGCACCGCGCGAATCTACCAGATAACCAACCCCACAACCAACCGCGCGATCAATCTCAACCTGACGTTGAATGTTGGCGAGGTGGCGACCTTGATCTTTACGCCGGATAACCTGTCATTTACCAGCACCTTCCAGGGCAACATTGCTAACGCGGTACTCGGCGGCAGTAACGTTGCTGACTTTTACCTTCAGCCGGGCGCGAATACGATCGGATTCTTATCGGCGAATACAACGGTCGTCGCGGCGCTCAACTACCGGCCGGCCTATGTATCGCTCGATGATGTGCCATAATGGCAGTGTTTACGACGCTACGATTCGGTGATCCGTTCGGGGTGCCGTTGGTCGAGTGTGCCACGTACGGCACGCCGGCCGCCGAAGGCCAGTCAACGGTGCCGCTCGACATGACGCTGAATTGTAGCCCGGGCGCGGTTGGGGTTCTGGAAACAACGCTCCCGCTCAGCTTCAACACCTCGTTTCTTCTGGAGGATGCGCGGATCGGAGTATGGCGCGCGATCAACGGCCGGCCGCCATACCTCGACAACGGCGCAATCTTTCAGATTAGGTATATTGACTACGGGCCAACGTCGGTTTTCATTCGCGCCTATCACGCCAACAACCTGATCGACCGGCGCATTATCGCGTATGCGGCTGGGTCGACGTATACGACCAAAGGCCCAGACTTTGCCGACGATCTGATCAAAGAGTTTGTGAATCAGAATATGTTGGCCGGCATTGTGGGGGCCGATCGTGATGGGGTTGAGACGTACGCCGATGTGAGCGCATATTTATCCAAGCAGGCCGACCTGGGGCAAGGCGCGACAGTCAGCAAGAGCGGATCGCGGCGTAACCTGCTTGACGTGTGCACCGAC